TGTTAAATCATAGAGATATGCTGCGTAATGTTCATCTGCAGTAATTACAGTTGTTTTAGTAACAATATCACGGTCAGTTTCTACCTGAACTCCACGTTTTAAAACTAATTTCAAAGCTGGGCTATTTGAAACAATCTTGAACATTAGAGCTGAACCCTCAGCTAGTTTTTTAGATCGTACAATTTGAGCGCCTAAAATATCAGCGTAAGTTCCGTTGATAAGAGCATTTGCTCCTACTTCTGAACCAATTTTTTTGCGTTTGCATCTTTACGAATTTTTGCCGCATCTTTAGGATTGACGATAAGAACATAGGCTTGTGCATCCTCATCATTAAAGATATCCAATGCAGCTTGAACCCCGTCAACGTTTGCTTTAGTAGAAACAGTTTGAGAGGTAGTCTTAGCTGCGCTCAATAAGTCGTCATCGACTTTATTTGCAAGAGATAGCCCAAGTTGTTTATTAGATTCTCCAATTGGATCACCATAACCAGATAATGCGGCTTCATCCGTGATTTCTGTACCTTTTGCAGCTTTTTTAATTTTCACTGACTTAGTAGTAGTTCCGATTTTATCTAACGAAATTTCTCCGCCTTCTGCAACATCAGCAGCATCGCCAATATAAGTAAAAGCTGGGAATTTCAAAGTATTACCTGGTTGTCCTTGAAGTGTTGTGTCAACTTGTGCAAGAGGTGCAAACCTAAGTGCTTTATTCAATTCGTATGAAACAATTGGTGCAAGCACCTCTGGATTTACTAAGTCTGCAAGTGTTGTTTTTTGTTTTGACATTTTAATAGCCTCCTGTTAATTTTTTAAATTCATCTGGATTTGATTTTGCTAATTCAGCTTTTTCAGCATAAGTCATCGAATCAAATTTTTCTTTATCGACTGATATTACATTACCCGGAACACGTTTAGGCGTTGTTCCTGTGTTTCGTGCTTTTTCCCACTGTGAGCGTTGATTATCAAGTAAATTGAGGAAAGTTTTTACATTACTGTAAGTTTTTTCTTCATCAACATCAATTAACAATCCTAATTCAGCAGCACTCAAAGCAATTCCACTTTCTTTCAACACTTCATCAGCTTGACTGGTAATGTTTGAAATTTTGATTTGTGCTTTAAGGCTTGCGATTTCATCGTCTTTAGCTTTTTGAAGTTCGGCAGCTTTTTCTTCGTCAGATTTTTCTTTAACTGACTTTTTGCCACCTTTTTCAAGTTCTTCAATACGAGACAGCGCTTGGTCAAGCTGTGTTTTTGTTTCATTTTTTTCAGCCTGCTCTTTACCAATTCGTTTTTGAAGCTTTTCGACAATTTTGTCATTGTCAGTTGATTGTTCTTGTTGCTCTTCTACGTTTGTTTCTGTTTCAGTTTCCGAACCAGCTTCAGACGTCTCATCGGCTGCTTCTTCTGCGAACAGTTGCAAATTAAGGGGTAAAAGTTCTGTTTGTTCCATTTCTGGTTCCTCCTACTCGCATTTAAAGACTTGGGAGTCTGATTTTCTCGTGTTTTATTTAGTGTCCACAACGTTCGGAAACGGACATAAGAAAAACCCATGGAATACCAAGGATTTAAAGTTTATTTGCTATAATTGAATTACTGGCTCATTTGCCTAGTATCTAGTAGAAAGGAAAAATAATTTGAGTTCTATAAAAAATGCTTACATCAAGTTCTGGTACACATTGATTTTGGTAGCTAATCAGAAAAAAGATTCAGATGCTGAATTAGTGGTTTTGACTTCCAATGGTACGTATATTGGCAAACCTGTATCTTCAAGCGAACTTGAAACAGACTTTGTAAACCAAGCTTGGGAAATGATTTTTTCAGAGAGTAAAACAAATAAATTTTCTGAAGAAATAAGCTTAATACATTTGAAAAATGTTAGGACACTTGATAACTCTGAGTCCTATGGTACCTTGACAATTTTTGCGGAAGATGTTTTAGGTATCAGCGGAAATGGCGATTTAACTGCTCCGTCTGACGACTGATTATCCCCGATAATATCTCTGGGGAACCAATCCCTTTGACTTTATAACTAAAAGGCTGTAACTGGACAGCCTTTTTTGGTTCCTTATTTCTGTTACTTTCCTGAGTATTTTCTTCAAAGCTATAATCAATTTGAGAAAGATTATCTAAACCATCGATTTTCCCCATAAACGTAACAGTAATTTCAGAAAAATTATTACTATCAGAGTTAATTGTAACGTTCGTCAAATGTTTTATTTTTGCACCATTAACTATCAACCCTTCATTAAATTTCACTTCGTTGTATTTCGGTTCATTATTCATTGAAATCTACCCTTTCTTTTATTGCGCAATTCTTCAATCGCTTTGTCAGCTTCTGTCCTGTCATCAAAAGCTTGCTTGTACTCATCTTGACTGATTACTTTCCTATCAAGTAAATCATCCCAGAAACCTTTATCATCAACATGCGGTGCTGTGCTGCATCTACAGAACGGATGCATGTTTGGTGCATTAATACCAGGCGACATATCTTTAAGCTTGAATATTTTACCATTCAATGCTCCACAGATAGGACAAGCTGACGGTTCAGCAATATATTCATAACTTTCAATATCGGCTTTTTTATAGCTTTCTTCTTGAATAGCTGTTTGAATTCTCGTTGTTTCTGAAACTAGCAATCGTTGAGCATTGTAAGTCGCATTAAGCTTGCCCTTTTCTGTCATCAGCCTTTTAAGTTGTGGGGCTAGTGCTTTCGGATTGATTCCACCAGTTACTGAACGAATGAGAAGTTTTTCAATATCAGCTTTCAATTCAAATTGATACTGCCAAAGTTTGTCAGAGAAACTGGCAAATCCTTCGACTTTATAACTTCCATTTAGCACTGATTCAACTAGACTGTTATAGCCTTTCTTTGGAACGCTTAAACCAAGAATTCCTGCTTGTCTTTCAAATTCTGTGAGAGCTGCACCAGTCAAATTCTTTGAGAAATATTTGTCCAAATCGTCAAATACAGCAATCAATTCTAAACCAATGTTTGCTTTCAGAAGTTCTAAACGATTCACTCTCATGGTCAAGTTATAAAGTTTCAACACTTGATTTGCTTGGTGCGAAAAGTCTTTTTCTTCTACGTATTTCTTAGCTTTATTGGCAAATGCTTTGACATCCATTTTATCCGCACGTTTCATGGCTTCACTGATAGAAATTCCTTGACCATTCGCAAAGTTCTGCCAGTTGGCATTGATTTCTTTTTGAATAGCCTCTTGAGCTTCAAATAGCTTATCCATGATTTGTTTCATGCGTTTGGTGTCATCTTTGATTTGTTGCTCTTGCCAAGCTTTCTCACGTTTTTTCCAGTAATCAGGAGTTTTCATAGGTTACTCCTCATTTGTTTCAGAAACTACTGTATCTGTTCCCTTTTCACTAGGTTGCTTGTCCTGGTCAAAGATAGCTGTAGAAGCTTCTTCTTTTTTGATTTTTTCCATTTCAGCTTGGACATCTGGAATAACAGATATGACACTTAAAGCAGTTTCTTGGCTTGTGATTCCCATAAGGATATTAGCAGTCTCTGCTTGTTCCTTAATATCTTTAGGCTCATTACGTGTAAAGGTGTACTCAATATCTTTCCAAGAGTCTTTGTTCGAAACATTCGTACTTAACTCACAAAATAGTTTGTATCGACTATTCAAAGAAGATTGGAACTTACGTTGAAATGACAAAGCTAAGTTACTCATTGCTTGAAGCTTGTAAGCTAACGAGACACCACTTGATGACCCGAAAGATTCATCAGAGATATTCGCAACCATTGTAGTTTGGAAGATTAATTTAGTCAGTCTGTCCAATAGATTTTCTGTTTGAGAATCACTATCCGGCTTTTCTAAGAATTTGACATCTACTTTTGAAGTAGAACCACTTTGATTATTCTGATTCTTATCATAATAATTAATTAGACGATTATCTTTGATATTTTTAGCATCTTCTTCGTCTATTTCTGCTCCCATGAAAACCAAATACTGATCGCTAAAATAATCAACGTCATTTGCTTTTTCACTAATAGCTTTATTAAAAGCGTTGACTAATGAAATAACAGATTCAAAGATACTCATTCGTTCTTCGTTGAAATAGAACTCTACAACTGGTAAATCTGGATATGGGTTGTAAGTCCCTTCTCCAAAGCTAATTTCGTCATTTTCTCCGCTGATTTTAATAGTTTCAAGTAGAGTATAAACTTCTCCTTGAAGTTTTTTGTCCTCGTCAACACCATATCTCACGGCAAATAAAGGCTCTTGTTTGACTGTATCGTCATAGACCATAAACATATTTTCTGGACTATTATAAACAACATTCGTTTGAGTGTCCTCGTCTTGATACAAAAACTCAAAAGCTCGACCATAAATACATGCCATTTTTGCAAGTTCTGATTCTTCATCTTCCATATCATTCAAATTATCAAATTCTTGTAATTTAATAAGTATTTCTTTATCTGAATGTGACTTTTTAACTGGAATCCCATTAAAGTAACCTGTGAAAGTATCAACGATATATTTAGTGAAATTAACAGCTAAACGATTGTCAGGCTTCCAAGAGTCTTTTGCCGGTTCATCATCAATAGCCATAATTCCAAGATACATATTTTTTAAGTACTCATACCGAGCAACTTCTAATTTATGTTTTTCCATAAACTTGGTAACCACTTCAACTGTGATTGGTTCATCTTTTGAAAATGTCATTAATTTAGGTGGTTTGTATTTCAATTAGAAATCTCCTTTTATATTTTAAATGATTTTAATCCGGCTTTTATTCGCTTACCACTCATTGTCTCAGCAATCCCGGTTGTTGCATCGGGCGCATCATCGTGTTTATTTTTACCTTCACGCTGATAAGTTGTCATTGCTTGATAGTATTCTGGGAAACGAGTCCGCCAGTCATTAGGAAATCGAACGTGCTGTTCTATCCAATAACTATTGGAATAAATTCGGGCTTCTTTATTATTTCCTTGGAAGAAATCTTCTACAGCACAAGCAACTTTACCTTGAATCTTATCCCTGACAGAACGAGCAAAAGACCGACCGCCATTGTTGCGCTCGATTCTTGATGCATTCACTCTGTTATTAATTAATTGATTGGCCACTGCATTTTCTGTGTATTCCATCGGCTTTTGAGTGTAAATAATGTCTAGCACATCTGCAAATCCGTCTGAGGTTTCGCCCCATACAATCGAACAGAGATAGTCTTTCCCAGTGTCTGCAGTATCGCAGTAATTCCAAATCTTTTTATATTCTGAACGAGCATTATATGTTTTAAACTCTCCGTATAATCGCCCTTTTATATCAATTGGCTCTTGCTGGTAGTTGGCGCTGGCAATATCAGCCCCCATTGTTTTTACTTTGCGCTTATAATCTTCAAGAGTCAGAACGTCATCACAAAGCATTTCATTTGTCTGTTCATTGAAAGCTTTAAAATTAATATGCTTTACTCGATAGCCATTCTTAGGCAGTTCACGCAAAGCTCGTCCGGCTAAATCTTCACTATGCCAACGAGTCATATTGATTATGATTTTACCGCCTGACTCCAAACGTGAAAGCATGGTATTAACAAACCAGTCCCAATGTTTTTCTAATACTGTCGCGTTGTTAGCTTCCTCAGCATTCTTGATAACATCATCAATGATAATAATGTCAGCACCAAAACCTGTTGCAGTCCCTGTTGGAGAGGTTGCCAGATAGTTATTATAGCCGTCCGACAAACTCCAAAGGTTTTTCGCAGCATCTCCATACTTAATTGCAGCATCGAAAATATCAGAGTAAACGATTTTGTTCTCATCTGCTTTTTCTTCTTGAAGCGTATTACGAACATTTTTAGAAAAGACAGTAGATAAAGTTTCGTTATATGAACCAGTCATGATTTTCTTCGTGTGGTCATTACCAAGCACCCACTCTACAAATTTACCAAGCGTGAGAGATTTCCCATGACGTGGCGGAAGATTCAAAACTAAAACATCATGCTCATTATCATTTAGAAATGACTGAAACTCTTCACACATAGTCACTAAATAAGCCCTATCACGTTTATAAAAGCTTGGCATGATGAGATTACAGTAATCAAAGAAAAAGCGCTTAGACAGCTCAATTTTTGCCCCTAGCGCTATTTTATCCATCACGACTCGCCAACTTTCTAAGTTCTTCTGTCGATAAGTCTACAAAAGGATTGGTTTTGACTGAACCAGATAATTCAACTTTGCTTGTATAATCACCATCCATTTTATTAAGAGTGTCAATTGCCTTAATCATGTCAGCTTCTTTTTCGGCATTTTTAGCTATCTCTGATAGAGTGACCATTCGCTCTTTACGAGTCATTATAGCAGCATCTTGAGCTTCTTCTTGGAGTTCCTTATACCTTACCAAAACCTTACCAAAAAGTTCGCTTGCTTTTACATCTACAGTTGAATCTTTCCACTTTGATGATTGCTTAAATGCTTCTCTGTATGCTTTTCGTTGGCTCATGCCAGAAATTAGGCATTGAACAAATTTTTCATGTCTTGCATTTTCTAATACTGGCATTTAATCTCCTTTCCAACAATAAAAGGCTGCCCATTGGACAACCTATCTTTTTCATAGTCTAGCTATACTTATCATTTCTTCAACCATTTGTAAACCAGAATAAATATTCCAATGAATACCCCACCTACAATAACAGATGCAAAGGCCAGAGCTATAAAATTAATTTCCATTATTAAACTTCAACTCCTAGCTTTTAATTCCACAATAGCAAGATAGAGGCTCGAACTCTATAACTTCTATTAGCGAAGTCGTTTCTATTCCTTGCTGTCAGCTCCAACCGCACTGACTTATTAATATTATTAGGCAACTGTACTAGTATTATCAGCCCCAAATAATGTTGGACATAGCAAGTCAGGGAGTCGAACCCTGAGCGCCCGTGCCGTGTTGCTACGCTGGTTTTATCGTCCAGCAACGTTAGAAGTATATCCAACCGAACGAATTACATTTTGTTTGCTTTCGCTGATAACTTCATGCTACAAGTATATCAGTAAAAACAAGGGGCAACACTCCAATTTCGTGCCTTTTTCGTGTCGTTTTTATCCCAATTTGACCCATGCTTTCAAATGAAATATCCAATATGAGGGTTTATATCTTTTCTGAATCGGTAGTAAATAAACTTCGCTTTCTTTTCTGGAATCTCAATCCCTTCATTATCAAGTTCCATCATTACTCTGTACCATGTAAAGCCACCATAACCACAGTGTTTTAGCTTGATTATTTCTTTTTCCTCCTTGATTAAAGGTTCGTACCACAAGCTGAATTGGTACATCAGGTCTTTGAGTTTGATTAATTCCTCATCATTTTCAAGCGCTTCTTTATTTAAAACATGACTTTCAGGCTCCGAACCGCCAGAATAAGCTGTACGAATACCTAAGTTATCTACTTTTTGTTTATAAAGATATCTGCTTTCAATTGATTTTATTCTGGCTTCAAGTCTGCCATTAACGTAATCTCCAATAATTCTATCTAACTTATCTGCCATTCATCAAATTCTCCTTTTGTGGTATAATTAAGTTAGAAAACCTTTAATTGAGCCCGTTCCCAGCGGGCTTTTTTTGTTTATAGTAAAGCTGAAATTGCCAATACTAATAATCCACAAATCGTAAATACTAACACTCCTAATACACTCCCCATCGCGGCATCTTCAAAATCTCCACCTTTTATTTTCCCAATAACTGCTCCAATAATAGCAGAAACAAAAAGTAGAATAATCATCCAAGCCATATTCTTTCCATCTGAACTTGATATTTTATCAGTTGAGTCACTTGGTAGAAATATCGGCATTACTGTTGTTGCTAAATAATTAAACATCATTTCTCCTCCAGTTGAGTTTAGCGAGTTCCTAGCTCAGTATGATATAATTTGTAAGACCATAAAAATATAAACGTTAGAATTCACAATTTCGCTCAAGCTTGGTCAGCTTGGGCTTTTTTTGCGTTCAATCCCTCCCCACCAGTCATTGACCAGCGATATTAGTTTGTCGGTATTTTTCCATAACTTTTGGATATTTACTAACAAATTTTAATTGTTCTTGATGTAAACGATTGGACCAATGAAAAAGTCTATCAATTTCTGCTAAAGCACTCAACTTTTCATACATTTCTTTAATGTAAAACTCTGCATTTCCTACTGATTTCCAATATGCTGATGTTCTAACTGTATTCCCATTTTCAGCAAGTTTACTTGCGTTAATATCAGCCTTTTCTTTTTTCGTCATCAGATTATCAATTTCTTTGAATATAATCTTTAACAACTTTATTTGGTAGTTTTGTACTATTTTATCTGTTGTTGTCACTTATTTCTCCCCAGTGCTACCGAATCCGCCTGTACGCTTTCCATTTGCGTTGTCATCGTCTGTTGTAAGGTATTTGACAAATACCCCTTGCATTATTCTTTGACCTTTAGAAATGGTTACAGGCTCTTTTGAGATGTTCATAAATAAGCCTTTAAATTCTTGCGGATAGTAATCTGAATCGATAATTCCTACTGAATTAATCAATGCAATGCCACGCTTAACTGGATTACTTGAACGGTCGTATAATTTCAATACTTCATCATCACCGAGTTGAACAGCTAGTCCAGTGCTTACCATTTTAATTTCATCAGGTTGAATCGTAACTGTTTCACTTGCTGAAATGTCATATCCTGCGCTATGTTTTGTCGCTCGTTCTGGAATAGTCGCATTTCCGTTTAGTTTTTTAAATCCTCTTGTCATTTTTCTTCCTCCACAGGCACAGCAAACTGCCAGTAACGCTCATCAATTGACTTGATTTCTTGTTCGGTAAAATGCACTGTGTGCTTTTTTGTATTTGATAAAAATCCGACAAAATCCACTTCATCTGTTTCTTTATCAATTCTCAAAAAGTCAAAACCATTAGTTAATTGCGATGCATCATCATCCCAATAAACAATTGGCATTTTGACCTCGAACAGCTGCGGTTTTTCGACCCTGAAACCAATGAGCAGAGCAGTTAACCACGTTTTTTGATGATTATCAATCCAATCTAATTCCTTTTGAATTTCAAGATAGCTTGCTGAATAGTTAATATGCTTGCCATCTTCAGGGGCGCCAAAGGTATTGATTAACTTACCAATGAAATCAGGCACGACTGGCAGGGCTTGCTGTTGGAGTTTCAGCTTATCTTCAAGAAGGAATGCATATTCTTTCCATTCTTTTAATGTTTGAGCACCTTCTGTAAATTTTTTAGCTAATTCAGTGAAATCTACATCTCTTTTAGAAAATGGGTCAATATATGCTTTTTTTGGTCTTTTTACTTCTTCTTCAAACTTAGTCATTTTTCGTGTCCTCTCTTAATAATTCAGGGTTCTCATAGATATTTCCGATGACTTCATAATTCAATTTATTTGTACTCGCCCAGTATTCTTGCCGATATAACCTATTTCCTTCAAAAATAATTGAATATCCATATTTTGGAGAATATTCAAGATAACCGATTTTGTCATCAGGAGCTAAGAATATAGCATGCAGTTTTAAAATGTCACCTTCATAAATTTCAACGCCATTTTTATCTTTTATTCCTGTTGACTGCATAAATTCAACGTCTTCATCAGCGCCAGTACAGAAATGGTCAAAACGATAATTAATGCTATCGTCGAAATATTCAACCTCTCCATAACTCATACGCTCATCTTGTTTATCCCAAGCTCTTAATTTTGGTATCATCTAGCTGCTCCTATAATCCTAATTCTTCTTTTCTTGAGTTTTCGATTGCCATTTGCGCTCTGATATTTCTTCGCAACCTACGTTCTTCTTTTGTTTCGTGTTTTCTACGCTCTTTTTCTTTGCGCTCATCTATGCTTAAATCATAATTTCTTTGCGTGTCAAGTTGAGGGAAACGTTTTTTAGTTTCTGTTTCGTTAAAAATGGCATATTTCACAGTTCCAATTTGGTCATAATCAAGTTTTCCTTTAGAAATCCAAAAATAAACGTTTTGCTTTTTAACATGAAATTGTTCTGCGAGTTCGTCTGCTGTCCCCGTACCTAGTAAACGCCCTGATTGATAAACAGAGTAGACTTTTTTAGCAATTCCTTTTTTACCCGGACTTTTTCTGACTGGTGGAACTTCATCAGAATTTTCATATCCGAATGGTACTGCGTGTTTCAATGGCATTCTTTTACGCAATGGCAATCTTCCTTTTTTAACCCATGTATCTACCGTTGCCAACGATACTCCGTACTTAGCTGAAAAACTTTCGCGCGACCCTTTAGCCACTAATTTTCCGTCAACAAACAAAGAATAGCCTTTCGATTTCTCTGTTTTACTCATTTTTTACTCCTAATTTTTTAATTCTTTCGTGAAACTCAGCCTGCATTTCCTGATTAAACTTGCTTTGGCTATCTAATTCAAATTCTTTTTTGTTTTGCTCACTCGATATATTTTGACTAGCAAGTTTACTGATTCGCCTAGCTTCATTTTTTGTGTCATAATATCCCATAATTAAAGCCTCATATTTTAGCTTCTAAGCGCTTTTGCCTAGTTCGTGATAAATTATCCGTGAAATGGTTTAAGCGCTCAATGTAACCGTAATTTTCATGAATTAGAGCTATTACAGTTCTATTTGTTTATCTTTGGTCAATTCTTCAAGTGTTTTGTATAAATCTTTCCATTTCATTTGCTTTGAATGGTTGTATTTATTGCAAATATCCAAATAAAGCTGAGAAAGTTCGTGATTGTGCTTAGTTTGACCACTGATTTTCACAGATAACTCTTTGTGGTTAACGTTGAAATTATTATTTCTTGCCAATCCATACAGCTTTTTCAAAGTGACAAAATTTGTTTTAATCATTCTTATACCTCTGTAATTTCAATTTCTATTCTGTTTTTCTCGTCATTAACCTTTTTAGCTTCAAGCCATACAATCTGGCTGTCGTCACTGTAATAACGCAACTTAGTCATATAATCTTGTAAGTTCTTCATAAGATTGTCTAAGTCAGGTCTGCTTGTTTTCCATTGCCACCAACGCTTTTTTTGCTTGATAGCGTAGAAGAAAGTAACGGATAGCTTCAAAGGAACGTTTTTTTCAAAGCACTCTTTCGGTTTATTTTTCATGAGTTGAGCTTTAAGACTGTAGTTGTTTGTTCCTCTACGGTCATAGAATTGAAGTTTACCATTCACTTTTTTAATGCCTTTTTGCTGCTGAGTAGTCGGCATTTTATCCAATTCAAATTCAAACTTCACTTGCTTCTCCATATATCATTAATTCGGTTGCTGCTTCATTGCTGATTTTCTTAACTGATGCAATAAAGGTCACTGGGTTCATTACAATTTCTTTTTCATGGGCCCATTTGACGTATCTTACAAACTGCTGATAAGTTACTCCTGGAACAAAACTTAAGTAATATTCCGCAAGTTCTTTATCAAATGCACTTTTAGGGATTTCCCAAGCCATTTATTAAAGCCTCCACTTCTTCATCGGTCATATATTCCCTATCCTTTTTAGTTTGAGGATTAGACCATTCTGGAGCACCTTTGACAACTTTATTATTGTTGTACGTTTGATTTTTAATAGGAATTAAATCGTAGTCATCTTCCCAACCCTTACCGTTAAACCATGTGCTACCATGCTTTATATAGTTTTGTTGGGTATTTTTAACTCTTATTTCTGCCAAATAGTTTTCAAGACCAGTTTTAATCTCTTCGTCTGTCGTTCCAGATTTTACAGCTCTTTTATAGGCTAATAGAGCTTTCGGTTTTCCTTTTTTGTTAGGATATATTTTCCAAATATTATTAAATCTAGTTTCTAAATCAGACTCTTTATCGGACTTGTCCGATATATTATTATTTGATTTATTAACTGATTTATTAGTTGATATATTATCTTTTAGATTTTTCACAATACCCCCTTTGGATTTTTCACTAGGGGTATTTAGATTTTTCACAATACCCCCCTTAGATAAATCTAAATAGGGGTAAATATATCTTTTTTTGACTTCTTTACCTTCGAATTCATATTCCATTTTTATATAGCCTTTTTCTTGTAACTTTTTCAAAGTCGTTGAAACGGTCCAAGTTGTTTTGCCATACCTTTTAGCAAGATATCCATTTGACGGAAAAATACTTCCGTAAGAATTTGCCATAGTATATATTTCACTAAAAAGAAGTTTTTCAAAATCATTTAAATCATCAGCTTCAATAATTGGCACTGGTATTTGATTGAAGAATTTTGTACTTTGTTCCAAACTTTCTCCTTTCTTCTATATTTATTTCAAGTTTTATTTTTCAAATTAAAAGCTGGCAATGAGTGTTTATGTGCAGGAACTGAATACTCATGGACTTTACGGTCGTTACGCCACCCTCCAGCACTAACTTATTTAGAATGGTAGGTCTTCATCGTTGATTTCCATATCTTCGCCAATATTTGGAATATCTTTAGCTGGGTATGAAGTTGAAGCTGTCTCTTTGGGTTTATACAAGCGTTCCACCGTAGGGAAAACAAAATTATTATTCAAATATTGACCATCTTCTTTTTGCTCAATTCGACCACTTATTGTTAGAATATCGCCTGGCTCAACTTTGAAATTAATAAATGCAGAGGCATATACCCACTTACCTGTTGAATCTTTAATAATAGGTGTACTAATCACTTGCTTTTCACCTTTTTGCGTATTGACTGTTCTAGTATTTTTATCGTTAACTTGAACAACTGTAGTTATAATACTCATTATTTTTTCTCCGTGTTTTCATTAATCCATTCTGCAATTTCTTTAAGAGCTGCAGATTTTGGTAATTTATTCCATTTAGTTAAAAGCTCCATAGGTGCTTCGTTATCATTAGCAGCTTTCAAAGCTCTTTCATATTGAGCGTTAAGTTTTGCAATTTTGGCTTGCTTTTCTCGTTCCGCTTCCACATCGGCTTTTTTAGCCCTATTTTCGCGTTCTGTGCGATTTTCGTTGCTGTCGCTATCCTTTGTGTCATCAATCAAGAACAAGCCGTTCATGGCGTATTTACGAGCGTATGAACTAGCCGTTCCTGTTATCTGGCTATCATCCATTCCTTTTTTATTGAGTGATTCTCTAGCATATCCAGTAACCTCGACCGTATCCTCACCGTCAGTAAGGATAACTTTAGCTTGAATATAGTAACGTTCTCCAATCTGCTCAATAATATCTGTGATTGTCATCAATAGACCTTGTTCTGACAAAAGCGGTTTTACAGCTTCAAGAATATCTTCTGCACTCCGATAGTTATAATTACCAAAAGTATTTTTCTGTCCTTTGGGTGCTTTTAACTCAGATTGAACTTTGATAAGCTTTTGAGTTATATTCTTCATTTATTGAACCTCACGCATCCCATTTAAGAGGTGCTTTCTTATCTTTATAAACAATGGACTGCTCAAGTTCTTGTTCTATTCCATCTCCAAACTTGCTCTTGAGTTTAGTTAAAGTAATTGGCTCTACACAATCCCAACCATGAGCTTTAACTAAGTCATATTTCTGTTTATTAGTCATGGTTAAAACCTTTTGTTTTGCTGCTTTACCATAACTCAAACGATTGAATAGTTGACCTTCATCAAGCCGTTTTTTAACCTCATTTTCGCCCTTTTTATAAAGGTCAGCTATAATCTTTGCCTGAGCTAAGAACTCTGTGAGTGTGATATTGTCCATATCTTTTATAGCTGATGGATTCAAGTCAACCCTTTGTCCATCGCCATCTACTGGTATAAGTTGTAATTCCATAATGTTCTCCGTTTCTTATTTTTGTTGAAACGTGATATAATCTAAGTGTAAAATTTTGTAGACACATCACGTCTTAGTCCGTATTCCTAGTGCGGGCTTTTTTATTTTGCAATCGTTAAATTTTTGTTTGCCATTTTCTGACGGGCAATATCATTTTTATGATGTTGCATGTTTTCTGCAAACAGTTCTTTATTTTCTTCTTGCAATTTATTAGAGAAATCAATCCAATCTTGAAGGCTTTTTTCACAATTAACAAGACTTTGTTGAGTTGATTCCAACTCTCTTTTCATGCGATCATAATCCGCAAGTTTAAATTTTTCTTCTTCTGTTTTAAATCCGAACATTTTTAATGTCCTTTCTATGTATGTGTTCTAATCCTCCGAGTGCTATAATTACTGTGAGCAGATATTTGCGGTATTTGCTTAGTTTTATGGAAAGGAGGTATGAGTGATGAACAAATTAGAAATAACTTCATTTGAATATGCTGTTCATGTTATTAATGAAATTGCTATTGATAAAGATGATTCTTTTATTCCGTTTGAAATCATCTGGGATACTTCACTTGGTCTCGCTAAAGCAAGAACGATTATTTATGACCGTTATAATGAACCTGTTATTAACGAATCGATAGGGGCAGAAAGTATTCATCAAAAATCTTTTGATCCTGGCGCTAAGGATAATGATTCATTTTCGTTTATTAGACATGAAGTTTCCGACTATTTCAGAAATACTGGTTTCGGTAGGCAAAACTTGCATCTTTTGAAAAGACCAGACTTGTTAATGGTTGAGTTACTAGAATTATCCAAAGTTGATATGCCCAGTGACATTGTTACCCCTAATTATTCAACTATCCTTGATTTTGAAACACTAGATGGAACTATTAAGTTACCTTTTATTCATAGTGATTCTATTGAAATCAAAGAACCTATCAGCTTAATTTCAAAAAATTAGATTCGTATTTGATTAAGTTGTAAACGTATTGAAGGCTTGCATACGCTTGTTCGTGTGTTAAGTCTTCTTTTTTTAATAAATCGAGTATTTTTAATCCTACTTCGTTCAGTTTTGGTTTTCCAAAGAAATCTAATGGCAAGTTGTCACGTTTAAAATTTTTTAAATATCTATCTCTTGCAGTTTCTTCTTCTGATTCTTTTGTAACTTTTACATCTTCTGGATTCATAAATTTCTCTTTTCTAGCGGATCACCGCATTTAATTTCTTAGCAATGAGCTTGATTGCTCTGATGTTCTGTGTGATTAAGTCGTGAAACAGGTCAAACAGGATTTCGCCCGTTTCTGGGTTGACTATGTATGAGTAAGTCATAGACCACTCCCTCCTGAAAACTTTTGATAAAATTCTTTGTTTATAAAATCCATCATTTCTTTAAACCTAAACGACCAGTTATCTCCTTTACCATTTGGGTAATATACCCAACCTCCGTTTTCAACTGATATTCTTTTTCTTAAATCAGGTTTTCTTAAAACTTTGGAAACTGTTGGAATACTACGGTTTGATTTTTTTATGAATACATCCATACCAACCCAACCGTCAAAGTCTTTTTCTTTAAGCTCTTGATATTCAACTTTATCTACAAGAATCTTATCTTCTGGAATTAAAACTGAAATAGTCGCTTGTACTTCAAGTGTTTGTTCCATGGATTTTCCTCTCTATTCTTCAAAATCGAAACTAGTTTGTGAGTTCAATCCACGAATTTCAAGCGTTGTATTGAATGATGGTTGCCACATATCAAGATATTCTGTTGCTTCATCATAACGGCTTAATGGAATATCGCTATATTTAACAACATCGAAGCGATTGTTCAAATCTTTATAAAACTCTCTGAATACCTTAGCTCCTAACTTCTTATGAGCATTTGAATATTTACCGCCAGTAAACATATAAACTTTGCTTGCTACTTTCTTTTGCAAAACTTTAGCTTTATTTGAAGGAAGTCCGAATCGGTCAGTCAAATCAAGAACTGAATTTTCGATTTGTTCGACTTTTTTATTCAAGTTCACGTTACCTTGAGCGAGTAATGCGATTTGTTGTTCGGGAGTTTGCGGTAAAAGCTGTTGTTTGAGTTCTTTTTCAACTTCAATGAAATATTGACGGGCTTGTTTCCCTTTTTCGTTACGCTGAATCATGGAAATTTCTTTGGCCATGTCAATTTTGAGGGCATGATTAATAATGTTTCGTTTTACCAATCTTGAACCTTCGGTTTTTTCCGAAAGTTCATTTAATGTTATGAAATCAAAGTTTTCGGTAAATCCATATTTATACATGTCTTTAAACCAGTCTGTATAATGGTCTTTAACTCCTAAAAATTCATGTAGTTCACGACCGCTTACTACTTGGTCGTTGTTTTCGTTTTGTGTGATTGTAATTAATTGATTCATTGTTTTCTCCTAATCTAATTTAATTCCTAAAATATCAGCAGCAAGCCAAATTTTTTGACCTACTAAGTCAGCAAATTCTTTTCGAGTGATTTGTTCTCCGTCTTCATTTTGAATTCCATAATCCGAGAAGACTGCTTTAATTAATTCATTTGCTTCGATAAGTGAAGATTTAACTGTTACTTCTTGTTCGTCATTTTCATTTGTGAAATTTTGTAATTCGTTCATGTTTTAGCCTTTCTAACTAGCTTGCATGTTTATTTAATAAAGGCACAGAAATTCTGTGTTCTTTTCCTAAAAAAATATCATCATAAGTAACTTTATAGATTTCCATAAATTTTTTCGTATAAAAATCTTTTAAGTTTGATGAATCTTTTTCCCAATTGTTAATAGTGTTTGGAGATACTCCAATCATCTCAGCGACTTCTTTTTGGGTAAGTTTAGCTCGCTCTCGGTGAGTTCTTAGTGTCTCTGCCATACTGGCTCCTTTCTGCCCCTCTGGGACTTTTTATTTGCCAAACTTGCTACTTACGTCGCGGTGGATACGTCGTGTACCGTCATTTGAGCCTGTTCCGTCTGCCGTACTGAATGCTCCATGTTTGTTCGCTTGTTTGACTTTATGAGATTATTGTAACACAGAATTTCTGTGTAGTCAACAATAAACTTTATAAATCACAAAAAAATTGTGTTTTGGTTATTTATTTGATATTATATATTCATGGAAGAAGAAGAACTTGAAAGACGCAAAATTGTTGCAGAGAATATCAGAAAACTTATAAAAGAAAAAGGTATAACTCAGAAACAACTGGCAAAAGAGATTGGAATGTCTCAAAATATTATTACTGAATATGTAAAACTGCGTTCTTTTCCTCCAGGTGGTGTTTTACAAAAAATAGCAGATTACTTCGGAGTGAAAAAGTCTGATATAGACACAACTTGGAAAAAAGATGTAAATTCAGATAATACACCTATTATAGAAAAAACCATCGATACAATGAAACAACTCGAAGAACCACGACAGAAAATAGTTTTAGAGACTGCAACCAATCAGTTAGATGAGCAAAACCAAGAAAAGAAAAAGGAATCTAAAATTGTTTCTATTAAAAACGAACAAGAAAAATTTGACCTTGCCGATTTAGTAGATGATAGTAAAGTTGATTGGGACAAGTGGGTTTCATTTGATGGCAGACCTCTAACTGATGAAGTAAAAGAAGCTATGAAAAAAGCTCTAGGAAAAGAGCTAGAAGACAAATAGGAGGTTTCTATGAGCAGACAGGAGCTTTTAGAATATCTCCTTGAAGAAATTGAAAAATGTGGATTCAAAATATGTGATATTAAATCTATGCCACTACCGGCAGTTGTTAATGTTGATGCTAGGGTAATGATTTATAATTCTGATGAAGCAACTCCTTTCGAAGTTGCTCATGAATTGATTCATATCATTAATAAAGATAACCATCGTGGAAAATATTTTGATGCAATCAATCCACAAGAAGTTAGAGCAAACCACGAAGCGGTTCTTCTACTTTGGGAAATATTTGAAGCCAATGGGGGAAGCTATGAATATTTCAATGTGTTTGTGAATACAACAGATGCACCTTTTGAATTGGCTGAGTCAATCATCAAAAATGAATATTTAGAGCTGCATGAAGCTATCACTGAAATATTTGAAGATGAAATAAAAGTTAGTATAAATAAGCAAGAAATGCATGATTATATCGTAGATTACATTAGTTATTTTGATGTAATTGAAGCTATTAATGTTTACCAATTTTTGGATCGTTATCATCTAAGTCATAATTTCTTTAATATGGCAGAAAAAGAATTCCAGCTATTATTGGGAACTAATTAAATAAGTAAAACTACGAGCAACATCTTGAACCTCGTTAAAAGCTAGGTTAGGAAATATAAACATTATGGAAAATGGAAAAACTCCAAAACCACAAAAACCAATCTATAAAAAAGTTTGGTTTTGGCTTTTAGTAATTGTTGTTGTTGCTTTAGGAATGCACTTCACTGGTGGAGCTAAGGGTGGAGATGGCGGAGGCTCTTCTGATAGCACTAAGGAAAGCCAATCAACAATGACTTCAAAAGCTAAAGCAAGTTCTGAGGCAGTTGAAGCTTCAAAAGCTAAAGCAAGTTCTGAGGCAGTTGAAGCTTCAAAAGCTAAAGCAAGTTCTGAGGCAGTTGAAGCTTCAAAAGCTAAAGCTAAAGCCGAAGCTGACCAAGCTGCTAAAGATAAAGCTGAAGCAGATGCTGCGGCTGCAGCAAAAGCCAAGGAAGAGGCCGATGCTAAAAACCCTGCTACTTATCCAACATTGACATATGATGAAATGGCAAGAAACGGTAATAAACATAAAGGGGAAAAACTTCAAATTACTGGTAAAGTCATTCAAGTAACTGATGGTGATGATGGTGATGCTACGTTAAGAGTTGCAACAAATGGTGATTATGATGATGTTTATTTAGCTCAAATTGACTCTAGTGAATGGGGAAACCATAGACTTTTGGAAGATGATCAAATAACTTTATATGGTAAAGTATATGGATTATATACTTATAAATCTACTATGGGCGGAAATATTACTGTTCCAGCAATTGCTGTGACTTTCTATTAAAAACAAATAAAAACAAAAAAACCGCCCAAACTTTGGACGTCTAGGGCGGATTTAAACTATAAAGTAGTGCAAAAGCTTTTAACAAGCTTTTTACTATACCATTTTATCAGAAATGAGGTATAAAAAGCAAATATGGCTACATATCAAAAACGTGGTAAAACTTGGCAGTATTCAATATCAAGAACAAAACAAGGACTTCCTCGTCTAACAAAGGGTGGTTTTTCTACAAAGTCCGATGCACAAGCTGAAGCAATGGATATTGAAAGCAAACTAAAAAAAGGATTTATTGTTGACCCCATTAAGCAAGAAATTTCCGAATATTTTAAAGACTGGATGGAACTTTATAAGAAAAATGCAATTGATGAAATGACTTATAAAGGTTATGAGCAAACGTTAAAATATTTAAAAACCTATATGCCAAATGTTTTAATTTCCGAAATAACAGCATCTTCTTATCAAAGAGCGCTAAATAAATTTGCTGAAACACACGCCAAAGCATCTACAAAAGGGTTTCATACTAGAGTTAGAGCATCTATTCAACCACTCATTGAAGAGGGACGACTGCAAAAAGATTTTACCACTCGTGCAGTAGTTAAAGGTAATGGAAATGATAAAGCCGAGCAAGACAAGTTTGTAAATTTTGATGAATACAAGCAATTAGTTGATTATTTCAGAAATAGACTTAATCCAAACTATTCATCTCCCACTATGCTGTTTATAATTTCAATTACTGGCATGAGAGCCAGTGAAGCTTTTGGCTTAGTCTGGGATGATATTGATTTTAATAATAACAATATCAAGTGTCGCAGAACTTGGAATTACAGAAATAAAGTAGGTGGTTTCAAAAAGCCCAAAACAGATGCTGGAATAAGAGATATTGTTATAGATGATGAAAGTATGCAATTGCTAAAATATTTTAGAGAACAGCAAAAAACATTATTTGAAAGTTTGGGTATAAAACCGATACATGACTTTGTTTGTTATCATCCTTATAGAAAAATAATAACTCTCTCAGCTTTGCAAAATACATTAGAACATGCATTAAAAAAACTAAAGATTTCTACTCCACTTACTGTACACGGTTTAAGGCATACTCATGCTTCTGTTCTCCTCTATCACGGAGTTGATATCATGACTGTTTCAAAACGCTTAGGACACGCAAGTGTGGCTATCACACAGCAAACCTATATTCATATTATAAAAGAGCTAGAAAATAAAGATAAGGATAAAATAATTGAGCTGCTATTGGAGTTATAATTTTCTTACAACAAAAATACAACAAATCATTAAAAATCAAGAATAAAGCCATTATCTAAAGCACATCTATCCTTTACTATGTAGTTCTTCATGGGAGCTCAAGAAGAATAAAAGACAAGCAAAATTTTATCAAAACTATTAATGATACCTAGGCCTTCGTGTGCTTAGGTATTTTATTTTCAAGCCATCATCATTTTAATTTTTTCACAAATTTTTAGTTTATTATTTAGTACTAATTCCAGCATATCTTCAATCGAGTTAATCATTTATTATATTTTGGAAGTTAAGACTAATCAAAACTAAAATAAGTTGCTATCTCTCTCCCGAAAACTATAATAATTCCCCGCTCCCACAATAATATGATCAATAAAATTAATTCCTATATTATCACAAGCATTTTTTAATTTTTTTGTAAAAATTTTATCTGCTTGACTAGGTTGTAAATTGCCCGAAGGGTGATTATGTGCGACTAATAAACCAACCGAGAGATTTTTTATTGCATGGTAAAGGATCTCTCGAGGACTAGCAGTTGCATGATTAACTGCTCCGATAAAAATAGTTTTCTTCTCAATAATTTGATTTTGTCCATCTAAATAGGTCGCGGTAAGATGTTCTTGCTCAAAATTTTGCATTTCAAAAGCAAGACTCATGCCATATTCTTTTGAACTTAAAACTTGACCATAACGTTTTCTGGTTGTCGTTTGTATTCTTTTTCCAAGTTCAATCATTGCTCGCAATTCAATAGCTTTTGTTTGCCCAATACCCGAAATCTCCTTGAGTTCACTAATAGATGCTTTGCGAAAATTATCCAATGTCCCAAAATGTTGCAAAAGTTCTAAAGCTAAATTTAATGATGAGTATTTTTTCCGACCCGTCCGCAATAATATTGCAAGTAACTCAACATCGGACAAATACTCTTCACCTAAAAGTTCTAAACGCTCTCTTGGTTGCATTGGATAAAATTTCTCTTTTAATTCGTACAT